TGTAACATTCAACAATCTTTATAGAGGAGATGAAAATGTCGATCTCGAGAAGTCAGATGTCAAAACAACTAAAAGGAAACAAAAAGGAAAAGAAAAAAAGTAACATTGCTACTGGCAATAGAAAAAAACTAGATGCTGATGGTGATGGTAAAATAACTGGAAAAGATTTCGCATTACTTAGACAACGGAAAGGAACTACGATGAGAAAGAAAATGGCTAAAGGTAACTCTGTAAAGATGTCCAAAGGTGGAGCAGTTAAGATGTCTAAAGGAGGAGCAGTCAAAATGTCCAAGGGCGGTGCTGTTATGACAAAAATGTCCAAGGGCGGAGCCGTTATGAAGAAGATGGCTAAAGGTGGTGCTGTTAAGATGTCCAAAGGCGGTGCTGTTATGAAGAAGATGGCTAGAGGTGGAAAGGTTAAATAATGGCTGCTAAAAAGAAAAAAACTTCTAAGAAAAAAGCGGGAGCAAAACCCACTAACCCATCTTTATATGCTCGTGTAAAAGCTGAAGCTAAGCGTAAATTTAAGGTTTTTCCAAGTGCTTATGCATCAGGCTACATAGTGCGTGAGTATAAGAAAAGGGGTGGGGGGTATAGATAATGTCTCTTAAAGAGTGGTTTGGTAAAGGCCCAAAAGGAGATTGGGTAGATATAGGTGCCCCAAAGAAAAAGGGTAAATACCAAGCCTGTGGGCGTAAGTCTGCAAAAGGAGATAGCAAACGTGCTTATCCAAAATGTGTGCCAAGAGCAAAAGCTAAATCTATGACTGCGGCACAACGTAAATCTGCTGTTCAAAGAAAACGAGCAGCAGGGAATCCGGGAGGCAAACCAACAAATGTTAAAACGATCCTCAAATCCAAGAATACCAAGAAAAAAAGGTCAACCCGCAAGGTCTAAAAAACACTCTGACCTCTATACGGACGAAAACCCAAAGGGTACAATAAAAGGGTTGAAGTTTGCTACTAGAGAGGATGCGGTAAAAAGCGTAAGTAAAATAAGAAATAGTGGTAGGTCAAAAGCCCACAAAATTCAAGCTGCTATAGCCATGGAACAAAGAGCTAGAGTTATGGGTAAAAAATCTGCTGCTGGAGTTTACAGAAAATATATTAACAGTGTGAAAGCAAAATGACTACAACCGGAACTACTAATTTTAACCCAAACTTAATAGATTTGATAGAAGAAGCATATTCTAGGTGTGGCACTGAGTTACGCACAGGTTACGACTTATCTACTGCAAGACGCTCTTTAAATTTATTAACTATTGAGTGGGCAAATAGAGGGGTCAATTTATGGACTATAGAAGAGGGGTCTGTTGCACTCACCTCTGGAACTTCAGAATATGATCTACCTCTTGACACAATAGATTTACTAGACCACGTTATTAGAACGGGGTCAGGCACAACTCAACAAGATTTATCAATTAGCAGAATATCTGTTAGCACTTATGCTTCTATCCCAAGTAAAAACAACACAGGAAGACCTGTGCAAGTTTGGGTGGATAGAAGATCGGGAGCGACTACACCTACAGGAGTCGAAAGTCCTCGGATACATTTGTGGCCTGTACCAGATTCGGCTACCACATATACATTTGTATATTGGAGAATGAGGAGGATTCAAGACGCAGGGAACGGCGTAGAAACTCAAGACATACCGTTTAGGTTGATTCCATGTATGGTAGCTGGTTTAGCGTACTACTTATCTTTAAAGATACCAGAAGCAACTCCGAGGATTGAGATGTTAAAGATGTCGTACGAAGAACAATGGTTGTTTGCATCTGGAGAAGATAGAGAAAAGGCAGCAGTTAGATTTGTCCCTAGAGAATTTTATTTAGGAGGTTAAATGGGAAATCGTTATGCCGCTGGAAAACATACTATTGCCGAATGTGATAGATGTGGATTTAGGTATAAACTCAAGGAACTTAAACCTCTAGTAATAAGAGGTAAACATACAAACATCTTTGTATGTCCTCCATGTTTTGAGAAAGACCATCCGCAGAACAGATTAGGTCTGTATCCCGTAGAAGACCCACAAGCCATAAGAAACCCCAGACCTGATTTATCAAGATTTGCAGAGTCAGATGCTAGAAATTATCAATTTGGGTTTAACCCCGTGGGTTTAAGTGATTCGTTTAATTTAGATGATATAAATGATTTAGTAGGCACTGGCGGTGTGGGAACTGTCACTGTCACTACAAGTTAGGAGTTATAAGTGAATTACACTGAATTATTTGAAACAATAAAAAGTTTTTGTGAAAATGACTTTCCAGATACGGAGTTTACTGACTCTTTAGGAGGAGCTACAACAAACACTAGCACAGAGCAAATAAACAGATTTATAGATTTAGCTGAACAAAAAATATACAACTCTGTGCAAATACTAAGTTTAAGAAAATCTGTTACAGGAAACGTAACTCAGAATAATAGATATTTACAAACTCCTACTGATTGGTTGTCTAATTTTTCACTAGCTGTCGTAGACGGTTCTGGAATTTATCATTATCTCATGAATAAAGACGTAAATTTTATTAGAGAAGCTTTCCCTGATCCCACTGCCACAGGAAGACCCACACACTACGCTCTTTTTGATAAAGATACATTTATAGTTGGCCCCACACCTGATACTGGATATACCGTAGAACTTTATTATTTTTATTACCCAGAATCTATTGTTACTGCTACTAATACATGGTTAGGGGATAACTACGATTCAGCTCTTTTGTACGGTGCTTTATTAGAAGCTCAAGTGTATATGAAAGGTGAGCAAGATGTGTTTAAGAATTATATGGATAGATATAACGAAGCTTTAAGTGGCCTTAAAGTTCTTAGTGAAGGTAAAAACAGACAAGATACGTACAGAACTAAACAAAATAGAGTAGGAGTAGGGTAAAATGTTTGATATTAAAACTGGAGATATAAAATCACCAATCGTAAAAACCAGTAATTATGGTGGATTATCGGCTGATGATATCGCAGAAATATGCACGAATAAAATAATATCCGTTGCAGAAACTGCTCCTCCTGCAATTAGAGAACAAGCTAAGTTTTTTAAAGACAACTTACAACTTGTCCTAAAAGTATATATAAATCAAGCTATGGAATCTCAAAGAGACAGGGATATTCAAACCTGTATACGAGGAGGACATAGTGAGGCAGCAGATATATTAAGGAGATCATAATGGCAATTACACAAGCAATGTGTACCAGTTTTAAAGTAGAGCTTTTAACTGCTACGCATAATTTCACAAACAGTTCAGGACACACGTTTAAATTAGCTTTGTTTACAAATGCAGCTACTTTGGGTGCGGGCACAACTGCTTACTCAACATCAAATGAAGCTAGTGGAACAGGGTATTCTGCAGGTGGTAATACTTTAACTAATGTAACACCCACATCTGGCGGTACCACAGCATTTACAGATTTTGTGGATACTTCTTTTACAAGTTCTACTATAACAGCCAGAGGAGCGTTGATATACAACAGTTCTCAAAGTGATAAAGCTGTTGTGGTGTTAGATTTTGGGTCTGATAAATCATCTACATCTGGAACTTTTTCGGTTATATTTCCTACTCCAGACGCTAGTAATGCAATTATACGTATAGCTTAATGGGAGGATTAAATGGCTCTAATACAAGCAGACAGAGTAAAAGAAAGCTCCTCTACAACAGGCACAGGTAACTTTGCACTAGGAGGTGCAGTAACAGGTTTTAGAACTTTTGCAGATGGTGTAGGAGTTAGTAATACTTGTTATTATGTAATTACAGATGACAGCAGTTATGAAGTAGGTTTAGGCACGTTAAACGCTTCTGCTACATTAGCTAGAACCACAGTTATAACTTCTTCTAATTCTAATTCTGCTGTAGATTGGGGAGCAGGATCAAAAAATGTTTTTACTACGTATCCCGGCCCTAAAGCAGTAGTCCTAGACTCTAATAATGAATTAATATTAGCCAGTGCTTTAGGTGTAGCAGGAAATGTTTCCGTAGGTGGTACGTTTCAAGTAACGGGTGAATTTAATCTAACAGATATTTCAGCTAGTGGCACTTTGGATGTTGCAGGTAATGGTTCGGTTGGTGGCACTTTTAATGTAGAAGGTGATCTTAAAAATACATCAGGTAATTTAACAGTAGATCCTGCTACACAGATATTTGAAATAAAAGGTTCTGGTTCTACTGAAGGACAAATACAACTTAATTGTGCTGTTAATACACATGGTCAAATAATTACTGCAGCAGATCACGGTGTTTCAGCTACTAATACTTTA